TGAGATTACAAACTCTTTATTACGAAGATGTTCTGGTCTTGCACCACAACTTATTTCGTCAGTTGTTTTAAAACTTAAAAAGTTCTTATCTCCTTTACGATACAGATAACCAATAGCATCAGCATTCGATGTAGTGATACGTTTTAGTTTACCTGTCAAATCAAGATCCAAAGCTGAAAACTCTGAACCATTTTTTTCCAGTAGCGTGTCTTTAATATGACCTACTAGAATAATATTATCCGCAGCGTGACGGATTAAATCGATAGCTCTGGTAAATGCTTCACGCAACCAGGGATATCCTGCACCATTTGGAAGATTCAAAATTGAACCATACTTTGGTTTACCTTCTGTAAACCAGTTTCTACCCATAGGTGAATCACTGTACAATCTTTCAGCAACAGGAATACACATGTCTTCTAGTGCTGTGATTGTGTCAATTGCAATGTATTTATACGGTTTACCCGCTTCAATAATTGCAGATACAATTGGTTTAATGTCTTGTGCAGAATTTACTTTAAGCTTCATTGCTTCTAAGTAGTCTGTTCCATTCTCTAAGTCAAGAATGAGACAATTTTCTAATCCTGCAAGTAGACTAGTCTTACCAACTTTTGGTTTACTAAAAATCACCATAGTCTTGGGACTTTTAGTTAGTGCTGGTGCCTTCTTTGTCGGGAGTACTATTCCCGGTGCTGACACAGCAGCTGGTCGTTTTGCTTCTGTCGTTACTGCCATATTATTTGTTTTTCAAAATGACCTTGTTCAACCAAGATTTGTTAGAGACTGGTTTGTTTTGGATGATAGCATACAAATCACGAACTGTTAGTTTGTTAAAGTTTGCATCTTCCTCTTCTCCATGCTCTAAAAAAGTTGCTACTTCAGCTTCTGTCTTTTCAGAAGATGCTTTACGTACATCGTTGTAACTAACAACTTTTTGTAAATGTTCCGCTTTAATGGTGAAGCTTCCATTTCCACGATCTTCATAATCACTTTCGAAGTTTGGGTTATACTTTAATAAGTACAAACACCTGTCTTCTTCGATTACATCATATTGAAAATTAACGTACTCGACAAGCATATCACCCTTTGATAGCTCGGTTCCATAGCAACTAATTACTTGATAATTTTTGCCGGAAGGTTTATATAAAACTTTAGGTACAACATACATGTCTTTGAATGTTGTAGCAACTAAAGATTCCTTCCAAAAATCTTTAATTGCTTTTGTTTTTTCGATTCTTACTTCTGAATCTGGTTTAGCATAAGCTGGTTTCTCATCAGATACTGGTGTTGAATACATATATTACTTTTTAATTGATACTGTTGATACGGGATAAAGCTTGTCGGTATTATTTAGTTCATGGAGTTTAAAATTGCTGAATTCACCTAAAAACCAAAGCATGCCTGTTTCTGAATTCCGTGATTTAAGAATATGCATAGCCATTATATTTTTATCATGAATGACATAACCTTGTGGACCATATTCAAAAATGTTAAAGTCAGCAGGTCTATTGATTGCGATAAGTGTATCAGCATGTTGCAATAAAGCATCAGAGCCAAATACATCGCTAGGAGTAGGATAGTTTCCCGCACTACGTGGTTTCCTACGTTCTACTCCTTCAATTTCCCTGTTCATTTGCGTCAACACAATAAAAAGACAGTTGTATTGTCTCTTTAATTCTGTTAAAGCTTCACCTAAACCATATAATTTATCAATGACGGTCCGTTCTTCTGAACTTCCTTTCACCAAAAGGGTATGGTCTAGAGTTACAATTATTTTACTGTCAGAGTAGTATTCGCAGTATATTCTGACAGCTTCCTTAATTCCCGCAACTGTTTGCGGTTTTTCTATAAAGTTGTAGGGTAGATCTTTTGGAATTGAAGCTACATATCTGCGAGCAGCTTCATAGTCAGCGTCTGACAATACAGATCCTACACTATTCAATTCTTGCATGCTTTTTGACAACTTACCAGCTATCTCACGTTGAGCACTGATACGTGTAAGCATTTCAAACTGAAAGTCTAAAACAGCAATCTTTTCATGCGGATTTAAATTAAATGATTCATTTGATATAATAGCAGCCATTAAGGTTTTACCTGATCCAGGTCTTCCTGCTATGACGTTGATTGTATTCCAATCAAATCCTCCCATAATTGCATTATTAAATTTTTTCCAGGGAGTTACAAGTGAACGGATTTCACCCGTTTTTCGTTTATAGATGTGGTTTAAAGCTTCTGCATATCCAACACTGATGTGTTTATATGCGCTTGGAAGCGATGTTGGTTTTGTCATAGATACTAAATGAACTGCTAAATTAACTAAAATGTAGAACTATGCCAAGAAAATCTACAGAATTTACCAAATAATTGGTGGTAATCCTGCTAATTCTTGTATCTTGTTGCACTGATTAAAGACATTATTGCAATCCCATTGTTGCTGTTTAGCATATGCTGCACTCGCTGGATGCGAACAAAATAATTGATTTGGATTTAAAAAGAGAAAATCCCCGTATTCTGACGCTTTTTTCCCCATAAATATCCAAGTAAGATCATTACGTTTGTGATTCAAAATATCTATGAGAAACATTATAAAGGGATGCCATATATCATAGTGTTTACCTATTTTACCTACTTCTGTAGTAAGAGCAGTATTTAATAGTAGTACTCCTTGATTAGACCATCTAGATAAATCTGGTGATTGGTCTACTTTAACATCTTGATAAACAGTCCTTTGTATGGCTCCTTGTATGTATCTTAAAGATGCTTCTGGCTTACCTGTTTTAGAACATGAAAACGCGATACCATCAGCTACACCTAGTTGTGGATATGGATCTTGACCTAAGATAACCACCCTAAGTTTGTCATATGGACATTCTTCAAAAGCACGAAAAACATCTTTTAATGGTGGTGTAAACCTTTGACCTTCTTGGACTGTTTGTTCAAGCGTACAGAAAATTTTTTTGAATTCTTCACTTACCAAAAAACTTTTTAGTATGTCTGACCAACCCGATTGTTTAAGCTTGTGAGACAGCTTTTCAGCAATCTCATAACAGTTTTGATTTGTTGTGCTCATTTTTATATTTTGAATAATAAGTTGATATTATATACGTTTATTGCTACATTTGTAGAACTCATAAAAAACATGTATGAAAAAATCCAGCCCTCAGCAAAAAGAAAAGGAGGAAAATTTACAAGTAATTGATAGCTCTGCTATTGTATCGATGGAAGTGTCCGCAGGTTTTCAAGCAAGACTAATAGCTCTCACTGAATATCTTGTTAACCAAAATGCAATGAAAGACGGACAATTAGACTCTGAGACAATTAATAATGCACATCAAGAAATTCAAAATCAGAAAATTGTGACTCCTTGGGTGCAACATTATGAAACCTGTCTAATTTTTGTATATGAATTTGAAAAATTAGCTAAAGAAAAAGGTTTTGTTCGTGATGCTACAGAAGAAGAATTATCTTAAGTAGCATCCGATATCATTACCTAAAAGTAAACAGGTTTCTATAACATTTGAAAGCTCTGCTTTAGAACAGTCACCAAGACTTTTGTAAGTAGTTCTTCCTTCATGTGTTTTAACATAAAGACCTGTTTTTTGCTTTACTAATGCTTTCATCTCTTCAAAAGAGTGACCTGTATAATTTGCAAGCTCACGTATAAGAACGTGAGCATATGCAACTTGACTTAAAGTTTTATCAGCTTTATGCAAGTTCATAAATGCTTCAATGGTATCACCTTCATGAAGCGATTTAAGAAACAGCTTGTATTTTGCTTCCTCTACTGAGTTTGCAGGTACAAGCTGTCCTTCTTTTATAGCAAATCGAATTATTTCGTTATGCATAGGTATTTTCTAAGATGTGGATTTTTGAAGGATCTAAGTCTTCTAAAGCTTTGTTTACCCAACTTTCATCAACAGTATTCTTATACATAAGAATATGAATTGTCGCTGTTTCATCAGGATTTAAACGCAATAGACGACCTATTCTTTGAGTGCTTTTTCGCTCATTACTATAAGCGTGCATGATAATGCAAGTTCTTAAGTCAGGTATATTTACACCTTCATTAAGAGAAAGTACGCAACTTAATCTATCTATTTCACCGGTCTTAAAAGCTATCAGATTTTCGTCGCTGTAAGGGTTATTACTATGATAACTGTTTGGTAAAATATCATCAGCTTGTGCTTGTGTATTACAAAATACTAGGCACTTACCTTCAATATTTTGAAGAAGGTGTTTAGCATATCTCATCTTACTTGGATAGTTCATAAGAGAAGTCATCGGCATAATGCGTGTAATTTGTTCATCTTTTGGACCTACAGCATTATAAACTCTATCGCGCCAATAAGCATAATTAGCTTGTTCGCTTGAATAGAATTCCTTTTTAGCAGTTTTAACCAAGTAATCTTTTCTATCAGATAATATAATCGGATGAATAATTATTCGATAGTCATTTAATATACCGTCTTCAACAGCATCATCTGTAATATAAGTATAAGTGATTGGGCAGAATCGGTCTACCATGTACCCCTTCTCACTGTTTTTAAATCGTGGAGGTGTACCCGTCAGTCCTAAAATTATACCCCCATATGTAGCTAACCAAAGCTCATGAGAATAAAGAAGACTGTGACATTCATCTAAATAAATAGCTTGATACGCAGCATTGTCTTTTTTGGTAAGACTTAAGTATGTTGTAAATTCCATACAGTCTTCTAAATGAGAAAGCGCAAACTTCTTAGCATCATCAACCCATGTCGTAAAAATTGACTTTTTGGGTGCAACAACTAAGAATTTGCGCATTCCTTGATTGACATATAAGTCATTCATATGTTTTAGACCTATGAGTGTTTTACCAACTCCCATAGAAATACCAAGACCGCTGCGAGTTCTTCCAGCAGCAGATTCTAAAGCCTGCTGCTGGATATTCTCGCGATTATTCATTATCTGATTGGTTGTCTGGGTGTTCTTTTAATAACAGGAGCATCTGCGATTACTGTTTCTTCAACAGGTGTTTGAGCAAGTGCTGCAGGTTTTGATTTACGTGGACCTCTTTGTTTTTTTGGTCCAGGGTTAGTTTGTAAGTTTTGCTGGGATTTTGTATTGGTTTCTTGATTTCCACCAACACTGCGTGTTTTGTCTACCCAATAAAAGCCTAAAAGTTGAAGCATTAAAAAACGACGCAGTGTATTAGGTTTTACTTCATACCATAAGCAGAATCCTTTTTCCGCTAGTGCATCTTCTTTACTTGTTGCTCCTAAGCAATAGTAGCCTACAAATTTTCTCATGTTTTTGATTTTAAATTAATTTTTGTGTTATATTCTTGATTCTGAAAGATTTAATTCTTTAGCTTCAGCTGGATGTTCTTCTACCCACTTGTGACAGTTGAGACATAATTGAACCCATGTAGTTGGGTCAAGGTAATATTTTCCTCTTCCACGTTTATGGTGTATTGTAAGGTTTTCTGGTCCGCATCCTTGACAACCTGGTAGTTTAGCTGCACAACATTGTCTTCCGGGTTCAGATAAGAATCGTCTACGTAATACAGAATAAAGTTCATCCAGAGGCTTTCTTTTATCAGATACAGGTTTAATAGTGCTTTTTGCAGGATGCTTTGGAGGTTCTTTACGATACCAGCAATCTTTGCAGTACTTATCACCTTCAAAGTTTTTCCAAATAACTTTTTGTTTCCCACAAGCAGCGCAAGTTTTTAATTTTGGTTGAATCATAGACAGCAAATCCTTGTCAACATTTAGTTGATTAAAAAATTATTATTTAACTG